AATTGCCGCGTTACAAGGCCAGCGGCAGACAGCAACCGGCCGGCAACGCGGCAGCATTGATCGCAACTTGGCTGTGCTGCGCCGCGAGCGTGCTCAACTGCAGTCGGATGTGAAGGCTGGCACTGCAGCCACGCCAGCACCAGTCGCCAATGCCATGGGCACACCTGTAGGCTCCACCGTAGGCACCGGCAGCAGCTCCAATAAAGCAGCTAGCGATGCTAAGCGAGCGGCAGACGAAGCTGCACGTGCCGCAGAAGAAATACGGCAACAGCTAAAAGCCGCAGACGATCTAAACTTCACGCTAAAGAACCGCCTAGCTATTGCGCAAACGACTGAGCCGGTCGCTAGACGCATGCTTGAATATGACATCAGGCAAAATGAAATTGCCAAGGAATATGACGAACTGAAGAAAGCATCCAAAAGCGCAGATGAACTAATACTGATAAATGCAAATCAGGTAATCGAACAACGCATTGCGCAGGTTGAATATGAACAGCAGATAAATGATTTACTAGCAGAGCGTGCGCTATTGATGGCTGATATTATGCGTCAAGCCAGTATGCCAACTGTCTATAACGAACTTGAAACACAAGAAGCGGCATTGCAAGCGGTTCTAGATAAGTATCCAGCTATCGGGGCCGCTGCAGATGCAGCCGCAACATTGGCCACGTCTGGAATATCTGAAATGATTGCAGGTACTAAATCCGCTGAGCAGGTATTTATTGAATTTCTAAACGCTATTGCTGATGCGTTGATCAATACCGCTAAACAAATGATTGCGCAGTATATCGCCATTGGCATTGCTAGGATGTTTGCTGGTATGGGCGGCGGTGGCGGTGGCAATTTTGCTCCATCTGGACCGCTGGCGGCTGTTGGCAGCATCAACCCAATGCCGACATCATTCACACCATTTGCCGAAGGCGGCTTCGTCACCGGTCCAACCAGCGCCATTATCGGCGAGGGCGGCGAATCAGAATATGTCATCCCCGCCAGCAAGATGCAATCAGCCATGGCTCGCTACAGCCGTGGTGCTCGTGGTGAAAGCGTCATTGCCGGCAATGGTGGTGGCACCGAAGGCGGCACTGCTACAGCCGCTGCTGGACCTATGGTGGTGGATGTCCGTTACAGCGTCGAACGCATCAATGATGTCGAGTACGTCACCGCCTCGGCATTCCAAGCCGGGATGCGTCAAGCGGCACAGCAAGGTGCCACCCAGGGCGAGAAACGTGCATTGCGGCAACTGCAGCAAAACACTTCAATACGCGGAAGAGTAGGCCTGCGATGAGCACACAAGCATTCGGCCACTACCTGCAATTCAAAGGCGGCACCACGCTTAACTTCCAAAACTATTGGGTGGGCGATAATATCACCTACAACGGCATCACCTATAGCTTTTTGCCGTTTGGCTTTAGTGGAGTGACTGTCACGCGCAGCGGCGACAATCAACCAGCGGCATTAGTATTCCCCAATAACCAACTATCTCGCGGCTGGATTGAAACTGCCGTCACTAGTCAATGGGTGGCCACATGCCAAACGCTGCTGCTGGAGCCAGATGACAACACTGGCGGACGCGTATTGTCTAGCTACACGGCGCAAATTGTTAGCGGCGGATGGAATGAAACTAGCGTTGAATTGCGCATGGCATCAGTGTTAGATGCAGTTGGTGCTGACCTGCCCCGTAAGCGTCTAACGCGGCAATTAGTTGGCAAACTGCCACTTACGGCCTTTGTAAGCCTGCGGTGATTGATTTAATCGGCAAACCATATGCGCTTGGCGCTGACGGCACCGGCAATGCAATTGATTGCATCCATTTAGTTTATGCAGTGTTGCATCGTCTCAGCATTCCTGCGCCACCATTTGATCATTCTTGGTATGAGGCTAGTGACCGGCGCATCTTGCGTGATTTGTTGACATGGGGAAACAGAATGCATAATCCCGAGTATGATGGGGATGTTGTGCTGCTTCGCGAAAAGACGACAGCATTTGCAATTACATGGCAAAACGGTCTTTTCTACATCAACAAGGATCTGAAGGCGGTGGCATGGTGCCCTATCGGCATACTGCCGACCTTGTACTGCTTCCGTACGAAAAGCATCTAATTGATGCACTTGGCTGCACCGAGGAAGAATATAAGCAGTTCGTAAGGCACCTGCAACATAAGGCCACTGTAAGGCCGGCTGAATATGCGCATGTGCCAGACATACAAGCCGCTGAAGCCGTATATATACCAATTCTCATCAGTCTTGCCGTTGGCTTGGTTACATCGGCAGTTTCATATTTGCTGATGCCCAAGCCAAAGGCGCAGCGAAATGATACCACGCAACTTGACCTCGGCGGCAACAGTGGCGCATCACGATTCTCGCCAAACAGCGGCTTTGACAGTGCGCAAAATCTTGCCAGCTATGGCATATCAGTGCCAATTGTCTTCACCAAATATGTTCAAACTACAGGCGAAACATCAGGCGGATTGCTGATTTCCCCTGCATTGGTGTGGTCACGCATGAAGAGCTGGGGCAGCTTTCAAGTGGTGGAATTAGCTACTGTTGCGGGTCAAGGCGTAATGGCTAAGCCTGACCGCTCTGGCTTATTTCTTGGTAATAATGCCATTGATGGCATCTTTGAAAATGACTTTCAGTTTTATTGGAACACTGGCAGTGCTACCGCCAGTCGGTTACTAGGCCAGGACCTTCGCTACGGCACGCTTAGCACGCCCATTGTTCCTAGTCCACAAGAGAACGCTTTTGTGGCGCCCACTAAGCAAGGCGTTGCAGACACCGGCTTTTGTGGGGCATTCACGCCAACTAACCAAACCAAATTTGGCGTGTACCAAGGCATCCCTAATGGCACGCCATATCGCCCAAATTGGGAAATTACCCAGCCACTTAAAGGCCAATCAGAAGAAACGCATGATCAAATAATTACAGACCAACAAAAGTTCATTGAAACCAAACTGCTATACACCCATCCATATGGCGGCCTGCCTCCCAATGTAAATAATCGCCTATCCGCAGGGATGCCTGGAACTGGCAAAAATTATGCCAGACACGTTGGTGTGATAAGCCATAACGGCTATACAATGCCCAACCCGCAACTGCAATTTGTCAATGGTCTGGCGTATGAGTTTATTGGTAATTTAACAGAAGAACGCACTGTACAAGTTAATGACATCATTGAAGTGGTGGTAGGGTATGGTCGTCAAAACGATGGTCCTTTTCCCATAATCGGCGTAGGCAAATCGCCGCCTCGCTTGCAGGACATAATATCAACTCTGGACGCTGAAGCTGAGCAATTTGACGCTGCAATGGTACGCGGACAAACTTATATGATCGGCCGCACCACTTGGCAAATCATCGACCGTGAAAACCGCATTTACGCTCCTGGTGATGCCCCCATTGTCATCAAAATGCGCTGCACTGATACATGGAGCGTCAACCAAGCGAAAATTGGCATCGTTGCGCCGCAGATACTCTCCGAGGCTGGCGCCATTTACAGCCGCGACATCCCCGAAGCCTTCTATCCTATCTTGCGTGTTGACTTTGCGCATGTCCGCAATAACCGCCCATGTGATGTAACCGAGATTGGCATCCGCTCTCAAGTGTGGGTCAAATTCAATGGCATCACTAATTTCAACACACTGCCAACACCTTTTGAGCTGCAACGATATAACAGCAATGCTGTACAGGTGCGCGAAGGCAAGAACACCAGTTATGCCCGCCGCACATCATTTTTTGCACTTGACGTGCGCCCCGCTGACAACGAAGCCAGCCGCACTGCTACCGACAATGACGGCTTTACATTCTTAGGACTGTTTGCCGTTAGCGGCAGCACTCCGCAAGACATCTACAGCTTCATCCGCATCACCCATCCAAGTAATGCGCTGTTTGAATACAGATTGCGGCCCTTTAACAGCGCCATTTTTGCTCTGCAATCTGGCGGCGATGAAGACATCTTTGAGCTAAATGGTTCAGGCACTCCATATCAAGAACGTACCGCTACTACGTACATGGGCACGTTTGCCTTCGGCGGGCGAGGTAAGTACATAAAAGCCAAGGATGTATTTACGCATTCGCAAATGGCAGTGCGTCCTGAGCAAATCGGTGAGCTGCAATATGGCCAATGGATAAACAGTGTCAGTGGCGTGGAGTTTCTTGGTGCATTCCGCACAAGCGATGGTGCAGCGGCAGAATGGAATACACTTAGCAATATCTTGGCCCTCGCTCGCGACCTGGACCCGTACTTTGATAATTTACCAGTTGGCTACACTACCACCATTGAAAATTGGACATACGACCGCGATGCGCCGAAGATTGTTGTAATGCGCATTCGGCTGCGTGCTTATGAGCGAGCCTTGTCTACTACGCCCCGTAACAAATGGTGGGAAATTACCGGCACTGAAGTAGTTAGCTTCGCTGGCACTTGGCAACCCAACGAGGTGTTTATTAAAAATGCTTCAACGGTAGCTGGTGTACAATTTGGCTTCAGGTATCGCGTAACCACACGCAGCGAATACCAAGAATACGATGCGCCTCAGTCGGCTACGCGCATCTTTGAAGTGTATTCCGGTATTGCGGAGGTGTCGCATTACGGCGATTTAATTTCACGTAGTTGCGACAACGGCCCTGAGCATGAAATTGTCTACGTTAACGAAAGCATTGCCGAAGACACAACTATTGGCTACAAGGGCCTGGTCATGGCTGGCCTTAAACTGCGCTCCAGCAATAGCCTGCAAGCGCTAGACCAATTGCGCTGTTATATAAAAGAAGGCGTGCAGGTGGAACTGCTTAGCGATAGCGGCACCGGCCCATCCAACTTGTTTACTGATTTGGTTTGGTATTTAGCAACCAACAAAGACATTGGCTTAGGTGCTGTTATTAACCCTGAGCTGTTGGATCGCACCCAACTAGCAGCCACTGGCCGCTATCTACGCGCTAACCGCTTGCTGTTTGACGATGTTATTGCTGATAGCTTGAACTTCCGTAGTTTCATTTCAGAAAAAGCGCCATCATTGCTTTGCTACGCAGCCATCCGCAACGGCAAACTATCCATTGATCCAGCATTGCCAGTTGGTAGCGACTTGAAGATTGGGGCAGTCAAGCCACCTATCGCTGCCATGTTTACTGACGGCAATATCATTCAAGACAGTTTCAGCCTTGATTGGCTGGAGCTAGAAGAACGAAAGATGTTCCAGGCGGCTGTCATCTTCACGCGCAGCCCCGTTAATCAGCTATCACGGCAAGAAACAGTTGTAGTCCAATACAACGAAGCTGGCGCCACTGATTTGCCCATTGAAGAATTTAATTTGCCGCATGTTTCCAGCACGCACCATGCCGTTACTGCAGCCAAATACTTTCTGGCCTTACGCAAATACATTACGCACACCATCGCCTTCCAAACACTGCCTTACGGGCTGGCACTAGCGCCAGGGCAGTTCATCATGGTGGCAGTAGAGATGAGCCCTTACAGCCCCAGCAACAATGGCATAGTGCAGCCCGATGGCACAGTGATCAGCATCCAACCACTGACAGACGGCAATTACAGCGTCAATGCGTGGGAGCGTGAAACCACGGAAGTGCGAGCAGCCACATTAACTATCGCTGGAGGCATTGCTACCAATTTGCGCAACAGTGTATTTTCAATCATCAACAGCAACGTAACGCAGCAAGTGTATCAAGTGGATGCCCTTGATGTAGACGAGAATGGCATCGTCACAATTCGCGCCACTAATTTCCCCGTGGACAGCGACGGGGCTACAGTAATCGGCAAAGACATCGCCGATGTCAACGCCTTTACTATTGTGGGTGAAGGAGCGCCGACCTGATGACATTCCCAACCATCAATCCAACTAGCCGTCAGTTTGACGCAGGCGACTGGCCCATCAAAACGTACAATTCACAGTCCGGCGCCGAGCTGCGCATCCTGTACGGTAGCAAGCGCACCGGCATGAAACTAGGGCTCAGCTACGACAATATTACAGATGCGCAAGCAGAACAATTCCTAACGCATTACGATTCCACCTTCGGCACCTACCAAACGTTCACGCTACCTAGCCAAGTGCGCAGCGGCTGGAGCGGCACCCAATCTGCGATTGATGCTGCAACCGGCAATAGCTGGCGCTATGCGGAGCAGCCACAAATTACAGCAGTGAAGGCAGGGCGCAGTAGCGTTAGAGTGAGTCTGGTAGGTGTGCTCTGATGGCCAAGATTTTCACCGGTAAAGATGGCCGCTTGCTGCTTGACGACATCGAGCAGGTAAAGGTCACTAACTGGTCCATGACCGGCAGCCTTGAGATGCTGGAAACCACCAGCCTCGGTGACAACCAACGCACCTACTGTCCTGGGCTGCAAGAGTTCAGTGGCGGCGCCACGCTGCTGTACTACAACGACGGCACCGGGCGCAATGATGCGGTTACCGCACTGCGCAAGGTGCTCCGCATTGACGGTGTCACCGAGGGCGACACCGTTGACATGCGCCTGCGATTGCTGGAAGGCAGCACCAACCATGACGTGCGGCTGACGGCGTATATCACTAGTGTCAGCTTTGGCGCCAGCGTTGGCGAGGTCAGCTCAGCAGAGATCAACTTCCAAGGCACTGGGGCATTGACTGCGGTGACCATCTGATGGGCATTTTTCTTGGCAATATCGGCGGCATCGAGATCACCCGCAAATCCAGCGGCGGTCCCAAGGAATCCATCGTCAACCCTAGCGACGTAAATGCAAGCCGCGACCGCTTCAGCTTTGACTTTGACGAAGGCTACCTAATTGCAGGCGACCTAGTTGAATTCAGCACCACAGACGGCACCAACCTCGACTTCGTTGCTGCTGCCGGCTGGAGCAACACTACCGTGCAGTCCAGCGGTAACTGGTATGTATTTATTGATGAGCTAGGCGGCATTCGCCTGTATACCAATTTCGACGACAGCCTAGAAGGCAGCACTGCGGGGCTGGTGCAACTTGCAACTATCACCCGCGACATACCAATCAGCGTTGTAGTTCGAGATCGTGATAGCCGTTTGCTTGCATCCGTCACCGAGTACGAACTCAACACCAACCGCGAAACCGTTGACATCACTGCATTAAGCGACGAATACCGCCAGCAGTACAGCAGCCTAATCACCGGTTCTGGCACGTTCACCGCCCAGTGGGACTACGTAAACGAAGCCAGCAAAGAGCCCATCAACTACCTGATGCAGCTGGTATTGCGCACCGAGATCGGCTCGGGCTTCCATGCCAAGTTCTACATTAAATCAGCCAACACCGACGCATCAGGTGGCACATTTGCAGGCACGCAGATGAACGACTCCCTATGGTGGGAGTTTGATGCAATCGTCACCAACAGTGCCACTAGCTTTGCGCCGAGTGACATCATCGTTAGCCGTATCGACTTCGTGGCCACTGGCGCCATCCGCTTGCGGGCACGCACTACAGCAGGCCGCAGGCTGCTTCAGGAAGGCGGCGATCCGCTTAAACTGGAGCAAGGCGGCTACTATCTACTGGAAGGCGATGAACTGCCTTAAGATGGGACTAGCAGTAACAGGAGGGTGTCATCGCTGACCTACGCATATCAGAATTAGCCGCCCTTGCCAGTGCTGATCTAGTAGCTGGCGACTTACTGGCCATTGCGGACATCAGCGCCAGTGAATCCAAAAAGATCACCGTCACAGACTTTCTGGGCAAAGCTGTCACGCTGATTGCTGATGCCAGCATCCCCAATGCCAAGATCGTCTTTGGCACCGCCAGCATCCCAGGGGCGGCACTTCAAAACCTAGCAGTTGGCTCAAGCCAGATAGCTGCAGGCGGAGTTACTGCCGCCAAGTTAGCAGACTTCTCATCCGTCAACTTAGTCAGCTCACTACCTGCATCCGGCGCCTTTCGCGGCCAGATGGCACTGGATGTAAACGACTACAAAGTTTATGTTTGGGACGGCAGCGTATGGCAAACAATAAAAAGCTCTGGCTCTGTAAATACAGCACTCGGCAGCACGACTGGCATTGTCAATATCACCGTTACTACTAGCGGCGATCAGATAACAATTGCTGCCACTTTAGACAATACTGCAGCGGCTGCGCAGTTCCTTGCGGGCCCAACAGGCACTGCGGGCGCAGCTAGCTACCGCACCATCACTGGTGGCGACCTGCCAACGGCTACCACAGCAGCCAAAGGTGGCGTGCAGGTAAATGGTAATGGCCTGGCAATGTCAGGCGATACCATCACTGTTGATAACACAGTCGCCGCAACTACTGTTGATTATCACGTTGTTCTGTATAACAACAAAGGATTGGTCACTGGTGGCCGGCAATTATCCTCCGGCGACTTACCACTTGCTAGCGCCGGCCTCGTCGGCACCGTATATCCAGGCACCGGCCTTGCGGTTAGCATTGACGGCCAATTAAACCACGGCAATACCGTTGCCGCTGGAACCTACACCAAGGTCACAGTAGACACAGAAGGTCACGTAACCGTAGGCGATTCGCTACTTGCAGCAGACATCCCGAACCTTGATGCAGCCAAGGTAACAAGTGGTGTACTTGGCACCGACCGCATTGACAACAGCGCAATAACTGGCGCCAAGTTGGCCAACAGTTCAGTTACTAAATTTGGTGGTTCTGCCAATACCACCGGAGTTGTTACATTTCCCACGCCTGAATTTACAGGGCAATACTTTTACGACAGCATCAACGGTGACCTATACCTCTGGGATGGCAACGCATGGCAAGCCATTACGATCACTGCCGGTGAAATCATTTTTGGCGGTACGTTTGATGCATCCACTGGATCGGGCACTGGCCTAATCGCCTCTGTAACCACCGCCGGCCAAGCAATTGGCCTAACTGTTGGCTCGGCGCTACCTGCTGCCACTGCAACCAATAACCGCTACTACGTGGTGGTCAGTGTTGGTGGCACTATAACGACAGGTAACGCACCGAGCGGGGCACTGGCACCACCGGACATGATCTTGTCCAATGGCACCACTTGGGAAGAAATTGACGTTTCCACGTCCGTCACTGGTGCCACCTTAGCGAGTGGCATCACGTTTACGCCGTATGGCGGCATCCAAGCTGTTAATGTACAAACCGCACTGCAGGAGCTAGATGATGAAAAGATCGGCGCAGGCGGCGCAACAATAACTGGCGAACTGTTGATTGGCACAGCAGGTAGTTTAGTTTTTGAAGGAACCACAGCAGATGGCAACGAAACAACCCTTGCAGTAACAGACCCAACAGCAGATCGCACGATCACGTTGCCTAACGTGACTGGCACGGTCATCACCACAGGCGACACCGGCACTGTGACAAGCGCAATGCTGGCTGGCAGCATTGCATTAAGCAAACTAGCGACAGTCAACAGCGGAAATCTTATCGTCGGCAACGCGGCAAATGTTGCGGCGTCGGTTGCTGTT